GTCATAACTGAGCGCTTCACCAGCGACCGGCTGATACCATGCTTAAGCCACATGGTCCTATGCTTCGCCATCAACTCTGCACGGTGACGGGCCTTACGGTTATCCTCGTCTCCGTCTATAAGATCGGGAACCGTAGGAGCCGCAGCCCGCTGTAGCAGCAGGGTGGTCACGTCCGCAACGTTCTGGTAGATATCATTGGGAAGATCGCTAGGCACCAGATTGGTAGCCTTGCCGCCCACTTCATCCCGAAGCATCGCAGAGAAGTTCTGTAGCCCGTTGCAGCTACCATCCATACCAATAGGCAGATGGCTCAAGAACGTGTCAGGAGTAGTGCGCCATTCCGCGTACTCAAAGCACCATGCCAAGAATTGCAGAGGCACGTCTGCTTCCTGCCAGCCCCGGTTATTAATCGGGTCTTCGGCGAACGACATGATACGATCATGGTGTTCCTTAACCCACTTAACTCGGTTGTCCAAGGATACCTTGTCGTAGCCCCACTTATTAGCACCATTGACACAGAACCACTTGACAGCATCCAGCGTGTCCAAGGGCTTGCCTTTAGCGAACCGAAGTAGGGCCTTCTGTAGATCGCTGCCCTGAGGGCTTATGCCGGTGGTCTGTGCATAGAGCCGACCACGGAAGTCCGCAAAGTACACAAAGTAGATTTCATCGAATGTCGAGAACTTGTCGGCAATAGACGTGGCAGTAACGAACCTCCCGTACTTAGTGCCCCTAAGCTTCATTTCCGTATGCCAGATGCGCTTAGCCGACTTCCATGCCCGAAACTCGTCCTGCTCGATAGGCGACATGTCCTCAACCTTCATATCGGCCATAAGCCAGTCAGGGAGGGGCGGTGCCGGTACTTCGGCTTGCGATAGTATTTCTTCCATATCGAAGTGCTTGGCAACTTGGCGGATAGCAGTGAGCATCTTGTTATTCACCTGCCACTTAACCCGCTGCAATGCGTTGATCGCGGCGAATACTCGGGTAAGGTCATGCTCAGCCACTTCGGACCACGCACCCCGAGCCTTGACGCAGAACGGCATAATGCGGCGCATGTCATTGGTGTGGTACCCGCCGTCCATGATGCTAACCCAATCCTTTGGCTGCTCAATGCACGGGAGGAAGTACGGCATGGTCTCACTGACGAGCGACTTAATCTGCCCGATAAACTCGACAGCCTCTTCGCTGAGAGAAACCTCAATCGAATTGCGAACCAAGTCAGCCCGCTTGGCCGAGATACTGGCGCGCTCAATGTCGAGCATACCTATAACCGACAGTTGGTCGATCAGATACGCCCCGACTTGCTGCTGCGCGGCTGGTCCCCATTCAGGAACCGGGATACCGTTTTCTTTCATCTTGAGGCGGAACATGTTGACCTTATGCCGCTCGGACTTGCTCATGCGGCGCTCAAGATCGTTCACCAGTGTGTAGAATAGATCAGGGCTTTCTTCGCTGAACATCGACAGCATAAGCTCATGGTGGACCGCTCGACCAACTCCGGCCATAAGGCGGCGCGCCGAGTTACCCCGGCCCTCGCTAGGAGCACCTACAAATAGCTCGTTGAGTACGGCGCGTACAGCAAGGAACGCCACCGCCTCCGGGTCCATAGGCTCCAACAGGGTGACGTGGGCCTGATTGCGGCCCGGCTTCTTAGTGGCCAGATCCTCACGGATGATGGTCGCCAACGGTAGGACATAGCGGCTAAATACCGCCTTGGCGTAGGGATTATTGTCGGCGCTGCCAGCGTCCTCGTTACGAGCCATCATCCGTTCCGCTCGGGCCTTCCCGAACGCAGCCATCTGCCTCTCAAGCTCTGCCTGAGTAAGCTGGCTTTCGGCGGACTTGTTCATGTCGGTATCGTTCGCAGCAGCTTGGATGGAGGCAGAGAAAAGCGTCATGTTAGTCCTTAGGTTCGGGTTTTCTCGAATATAACGGCCCCGGAAGCGGCAGAGGCAACTGCCGGGGTACATAGCGTTCTTTGAAGTTTCCGCGTGGCGGACAGGGCTTATACATCAGGCTCGGTTTTGTCGAACCGGATACCCTTAAAGCGAGGCTCCCGCAGCAACCGGAGCAACCCGTTGCTGCTGTAGTCCATCGCCTCTACTTCAACAATGTCTCCAACAGCGGGGACAAGAGCCGCGTCGTGAGGTAGCCCGCTGCCGACACCGAGACGAGACCCCCGGAAGTCAACAACAAGCTTATAGACAGCACGACCGGTTTTCTCTCCGATTGCAGTATTGACTTCAAGAACCCGTAGATCAAAGCTGAGCTTCCTCTTGACCTTAATGATCTCACCAGTGGTGCCTGATCCGGCCTTCCATAGCCCATTGGGGTCACGAAGGACCAGCCCATCATAGCCGCCTTCATCGACAATCTCGTTGCACTTAGCCTGCACGGCGGCCCATGACCCGAGGTATCCAAAGCCCTTGGCAGACTGGATACGATCATCCATCACGCCATCAAGCTCGTCGGCGATATACGCCCTCTCAAGGAACGGCATGAAGGTGGAGCCGTAATCGAAGTCGGACTTCGGTATAACATCATGCAGCATCAGGAATAGATCGTCATTGGTCTGCTGGCGACGGAACGCCCCGCTAATCAGGTTGAACTGATCCTTGCCCGGCCACCATGCCTCGCCAATGAACACGAAGTCAGGGGCGCGTTGATGCAGGTACTTGGCCACATCGTCGAGACACTGATAGCTCTCACCGGTACGGGAGAAGGTCTGGCCATCCTTGAGGACAGCACAGCAACCATCGTACTTGCGGAACGCCATGAACCGTTCGCCGTACTGGTCGGGCAGTAGACGGCGAGGCTTTACAACCTTGCCGACTTCAACTGCCTTCTGGATGATGTATTCCTTGCTCATCAATAATCTCCCGGTGCGACTTGAAAACACATGATGCCCTCTTCGCGCCACATATTAACGACTGCAACCCGATCCTCCAGAATAAGGTCAGGTCTCCCATACCATTCCAAATAATTGCGTTTCCACACATGATCGGGTACTTCCCCCATGTTATCGTCTCGCATACGGATTGGAAGCTTATCCAGACCAAAACGATGAAGCCACTGTCGGGTAATTTGCTCGCAAGCTTTCCCCCGCCCTGTCCAGAACTCCACCTTATGCTTAGCTGCTACCAGTGCCTTCACAGTTTCAAGTACAGGAACGATAGCCTTATCGTCGATGCAAGCCTCTCGCCAAGCGGTCCAATCCTGATCGACCCATCCCGAGGTTGGGCATTTCGGTAATGTTAGCAGGTGGACCTTGTGTGATCCGTCACACAGGGTTCCATCTAGATCAACAGCTACAAACATTACTTGCTTGCCCGACTAGGAGGGCACAGCCCGGCTTCCTCAAGCTCGGTCTGCAACAATGCCAGCGCCCGCCACGCCAAGTTGCCGCTATGGCGGATGCCGTCGCTATCCATACGGCCACGGTCGATAAGGTGGCGCATGATCTTGTTTTCGTGGTCAGTGGACTTTCCTCGCGCCCAGTGCATCTCCTGACCGGGATTATGCTTGAGTGACCCCTGATGGCTGATGAAGGCCACGTAGGCCAGCGCATTCGGGAAGTAATCCAGACATCCCCGAGCAATAGGCATCGCTGCCCGGCTCGCGTCATCTTCGGGAAGGCTCAGCCCTTCGGGGGCCGGGCCGGGTCCAACAGGAGGCTTAGCCGGTTCCTCATACATCGGGCCGGTATCGGTATCCGTGCATGGGGTGGCGTACCCATAAGCCATCTGCCCCCGGCAAGCCGCTTGATGCGGGCAACCGGGGCACGTAGGGCCAATCTCCTTAACTGGCAACGGTGTCTTCATATTACTCTCCGATATGGTCCAACTGGATTACGAAGTTATCATAGAGGCTCAGGCGGTTATCCTTGCGGCGGACATGGAAGCCCATCCACTGTGCAGGAACGCTGCTGAAACCAGCAATTCCCGAATACTCAGTACCACCGGCGCTAGCCCCGAAGAACGCTCCATTCACCACAAGCTGTCCCGAGTTGAAGCTCGTGACCGTATGCTTGTCTCCCATTCGGAAGTAGGTAAGATGCTGCCGCTCTTGTTCGCTGCGCTTGATCTTATGGGCCTTCATAGCTGCCTCAGTGGCAGACACCCCAACACCGTGCTCATACAGCGCCTTCTGCCCATAGAAGTCCACAATAGCATAGCTGCCATCGGGGATGGTCCATGAGGTGTTGGTGTAGCCAAGCCGGGTAGTGATAAGCTCAAGGCTCCGATACATGCACCAGCTAAGGTGGTTCTTGCCCGGCTCAAACATGTTGATGCCGTGGTCGTCATGATCGTGGTTGCCCGTAATGGCGATGACATCCAGAGGGATACCATACCTAGCGAGCGGTTCGATAACAAACTCAAGCAAGCCCTGCTGTGCGTCGAACATCTGCTCAGAAGTAGAGCTATCCGTAGCTCGGGCGCTATTCTTGTGCTTCTTGTCGCTCTCGATGATATCGCCGAGAAGACCGAGCACAATACGCTCAACACAGTAGCCCGCCGTAATCTTCTGCTCGATCTGGAAGCACGCAGCACGACCAAGCTCAAACAGGCGCTTACGAGCGACATTCGTGTTATAACCGGGGGACAGCTTGCCAATCTGTAGATCGGACAGCAGAACCTCGACCGTAACGGGAACGCCCTCGACGGAGCCGATGTAGTCCTTGAAGTTGATCGGGGGTCGGTCGGGTAGCTCATCGGCTAGCCGGGCTAGTGCGTCAAGGAAGGCGTCACGGTCGCCCACAGCCTCGCTCAGCGCCTTCACGTCCTTCCGCAGGCGGGTGTTCTCCGCCATCGCGTTTCGGCTCCTGACGACCTCCCTAGCCCGGTCATACGTGCCCCCGACTTCCTCATTGTCGAGACGACCGAGGTACTGCCGTAGCCATTGGATAGTAACCCGGCCTCCACCGAGTTTGTTAAGCTCCTTCACTGCCTTGGTCAGTGACTTCGGGTTATTGTTTACCGCCGTCATAACCTCGTCGTAGGTGCGAAGCTCGGGGAGGATCATGGTCATAATTTCTTCTTTGCCTTTACTCGGCGTGCAACCGCCTGTTTGTTTCGTTTGATGCGCTTCTCATCCTCAGTCAGGTGGGTACTGTGAATAAGCCCGGTTATGTTCTGCTTGTGCATCATAAGATACTTTCCAGCACCGTGGCAGAAGGACTGCAAATCCCTCACGCCGAACCTAGCTTGATTGTTTTCCACCTTACCAAGTAGAGCATTGCAAGAGCGGTGCAGAACACCGCGCACAGCCCCGGTCCTATGGCAATGGTCAAGAACAGGGTCTTGGCCTTGCCTAGTAGTAATAGGGGCTTGGCAGATAGCGCAACGGCTATTCTGAGAAATTAGGAACTGGTTACGGATAACCTTAAGCTCGGAGGTAGTAAGCCTCCGGGTCATCCTTCGCCCTCCAACGGGTCAACTTCATCCAAGGCGGCACGAGCTGCCTTAACCCGAGTATCGAGACGCTCAACCGCATCCCACATACCCTGATCGAACAGGTGGCTAAAGCCTCCCGGCCCCTTGTGCTGAGCGAAGTCGATAACCTCGGCCTTAGGCCCGGTTCGCAGCCACATCAGTGCGGCCTGCTCGCAGAAGCGATCATTAGCGTAGTCGTAGCCTCGGCCACGGTATCCCAATAGGTAAAGCTGACGGACATGCTCGTAAGCATCATCCCCATTGTCGATACCCTGCAACTCTTTCATCGCTGTCTTCTCGCCGATCTTGACGAGAGACTTGAAGGAGCCGTCCTTGAAGTGCGTAGCCATAAGCTCAAGACCGGGGCAGTTGTCTGCCGTATCGCCCATGAGCATTTGAAGCCAGAACCACTTGAGGCCGTAAATCTTCCCGTTAGGGCCGATTACTTCGTACTCTCCGGGCTTGACGGTGGTGAGGCAGTGACGGGTCCAATCGACATGGAGGCCCGGCAGCATGCGCATATCCTTGTCAGCGGTGGCAAGGGCGGCATAACCGGCCTGTGCTGGATTACCCGCAGCGAAGTAAGCACATGCGCCAAATCCGTCATCGGCCTCCCGAGTTGCCCATGTTTTGGTTCGGAACAGCTCTCCCGTATAGTTGAGTAGCAATTCTCGCATATACGAATAGTTCTTGGGCTTCCTGTTACTGTCTCGCTGTCCTTGGTACGGCTTAACAGTAGCTGCAAGATATCGCTCCCCTTTATGGCACCCACTGGCAG